CCGGAGTAATTTATGATGTTCGAAACCGAACATCACCTGAAGCTATTTCGGGTCTGCTGGGCACTCGTGCTCAGGATTTACCTAGAACTGCTTGGGAAATTATTCCGTTTTCGTTTGTAGTTGACTGGTTTGTCAACGTTGGAAGTTGGTTACAGGCGATAACGCCTAACCCTGATGTTAACATTCAGGGCTCATGGATGACCCGTGTGAATAAACGCTCCGTGAAGTTAAACGGTGGCACTCTTTCATACGGTCCATGGGGCACACCTCCGACAGTACATGTAGGGTCTTACGGTTCATCAGTCCGTTCTTGGACTGATGTATCACGTATTTCAAACCCCCAGTTACCTGCAACACCCACCTCCACTGTTCGACCATTGTCGACAGTACAGCAAGTCGATGCGATGGCATTGCTCTTAAAACCTTTAGTTAAGGTAGTCAAGAGTTTTGTCCACTGACACGACAAAGGAGATGCAAAATGGCGTTGAAAAACATGTCATTAACGGCCGATGCGACAATCACTGTCACGAACGGCACTGCACAGGTGTTTGCTGATGATGGCATCACCATCCCCAACGGTGTGCATCTGGTAGTTCCCGCTGATGCGGACTATCAGACAAGAAGGCAAGTTACTGCAAAGTACAAGCCACCAATTCTTGATGCAAGAACCGGCGTTTATGGCAAAGATAGGAAATCAATTTCCTATACTTTCCCTGTTGTGTTGGAAGACGGCAAAGTTTTCTTTGAAGTCCTCCGAATTGAACGCGAGATGCATCCGTCCAGTTCTGCGGCAAGAGCTACCGAAATTAACAAAATCGGTGCGCAATTGCTCGTTGATTCTGACACGGATGGCTTCTGGGGTAACGGGTCAGTTTCTTGATCCGCTAGTAATTCAACCTTAACTTAACAAAGGAGGTTGTATGAAACGCAGTGTCAATGCGCCACATGGCGTGAAACCGAAGAAATATTCGGTTGACAGGATGATGCACAACACCGCATTGTCTCTAATCAGAGACTTCCAGACTAACCTAAACGATCAGTCCTTTTGCAGTAATCTTAGGACGGTACTAATGTCCGAAGATATTAAGGAGATACGCAGGTTGGAACCGCAAACGAATGCCGATATGAGTGTTGCTGAATTTAAAGCAACTTATCAAATGGCCTCGTTGTTTAAGAGATATAGACATCAGCCTGATGTCTACAGCGATAATGAGTTGACTGAAAAGGCGATTTTTACCTTTAAGCAAACTCAGGATCGGATTCGTGCCG